CCCGTGTACGAAAATTCGCAAATCTGACCCATAACCCCATTTTGAAGCAAACAAAGGGGTACTTGGCCTGGCTACATGAACTCCCTTGCGCCGCCTGCGGTCGCCGTCTCGTCCAGGCGCATCACGTCCGGCGGCTCGGTGAGCGACGGGATGATCGGCGGGCAATACCCCTCTGCTGGGAGCACCACATGTGGGAGGGCGGCTCCGAGGCGATTCATCGGCTGGGCCGGCGCGGATTTGAGCAACGGTTTGGACTTGACCTGGAAGCACTTGTTGAGCGGCTAAACGAGGCATGGCGAAAAAGTCAAAGCGCGGCGGCGTGAACGGTGCGGGCCTGCTGCCCGAGAAGCAGTACGGGGTCGTGCCGATCGACTCAATTCATCCGCATCCGCAGAATCCGCGTCAAGGCGACGTAGGCGACATCTGCCAGCTTATCAAGGCGAACGGCTTCCGTGGCGCACTCACGGTCCAGCGTTCGACCGGCGACATCCTGGCCGGCAATCACCGCTGGCTGGCGGCTCGGGAACTTGGCATGACGCATCTCCCGGTGATCTGGGAGGATTGTGACGATGCAACAGCCCTCCGGCATTTACTCGCCGACAATCGGGCAAATGACCTGGCGGCCTGGAATGACAACGCCCTAGCCGAGTTGCTCCAGGGCATTCAGGCCGACGCAGGCACGTTGGCAGGCACCGGCTTCGACGGAGACGCGCTGGACGCGCTCCTGGCTGACTTAAACATGAACTTGGGCGCTGAGCCGGAGGAAGCCAAGTTTGAGCCGGAGAAGATCAAGGGCGGTTCGGTTCAGGACTTAATTCCGACCGCAGAAGAGTGCGCCGAGTTTGCGGGCAAGAAACTGCTGGTCCAATATTCAGGCGGGAAGGATTCTACGGCGACTGCAGTGTGGGTACGGCATTATTTCCCGGACAGCGAAACGGAACTCGTGTTCGTGGATATGGGGGCCGATTTTGTGGGCTTCCATTTGTATCTACACCGGGCCGCTCGGTATCTCGGTATGCCGCTACGGATACTGCGGTCGCCGCGGACGGTGTTCGATGTGATGTTGGAACGGGGCAAGTGGCCGTCGTTCATGCACCCGTATTGCCACGAATGCCTGCATGGGCCGTTTGACAATCACGTTAAGCAGCATGCTGCGGATACCGTAATCGTGCTGCGGGGCGGGCGACTGTCGGAGCGGGCGCATCAGGGCGGCAAAGAGAATGAATCGCGCTGGGTGGGGATTGATGGGCTGCCCGGCTACAGGTACTTCCAGCCGCTTTATTTCAGTGACAAGGGAACGAGTGAGCGGCTATTGGACGAGGCAGACGTTCCGATCTGGGAAGGATACACGCGCGGGCTTCAGCGGACAGCCTGCCGGATCTGCCCAGGGCAAAAGGCGGTCAGTTACGCGGCAATCCGGGCGAACTACCCCGATGTGTGGGCGGAACTCCTGGAGTTAGAGGGGCGCTTCGGACCCGGTTGCTGGTACGACCCGTTCTCCAACAGTGGCTCTGCGAGCGTGGTTCAGTTAGCGGATCGTGGCCAAGAACGATTCGACGAGGCTACCACGTCGGTATGACCGTGATGCCAGCTTCCCGAAAGGCCCGACCGGCTATGCCATTTTCTGCGCACGACGGTGAGAGTTTGAACAGGTACGCGAACGTGGCCCCGTGGCGCCTGGCTATACGGACGGCCTTCGCCGCGCCGGCCCGGAACTCAGCAGTCCGTTCCGGCCCGATGCGGTGCCGTGTCTCGGGATCGGTCTCGTATGCCCGTCCTGTGATGGTGCGGACGGGCGGGCGCGGGCACGGTAGGCCACCGAGCATCTCGGGGCAGATGGGGACGATGGTGCAGCCCCGCAACTCCAGCAGGCGGACGGCCCTGCTCTTCGCTGTGGCTCGGCCATGCCAGCGGCACGGTTCCCCGCAGAGGCAGGCGCTCACGACTACGGCTTCCATGGATCGATGGTATACCAGGTCCACCAGGGGGCGCAAGTCCTCTATTTTCAACGCTTCCAAGGGTATAGAGAAGCCCATCTGATGTACGGCCCCACTCCGAAACCCACAGCCCTCGAAGCCGCCGAGGGCTACCCTGGCCACCGGAAAGGCAAGCGGAAGCGCGAGCCGAAGCCGGACCAACTCACCGCCGCCGAGGTCAAGAGCCGATGTCCGAAGGAACTGAGGGCCAAGGAACGCCGCTGGTGGCGATACTACGCCGAGATTCTGGCGCCTCTCAGCGTCGTGACGGAGGCAGATCTGGTGGCGCTCGGAAAACTCGCCAAGACCACGGCTGAGCGAGTAAAGAACGAGGACATCCTCGACAAGGCCGGACCGATCTTCCTGCATAAAAAGAAAGTCAAGTCCGGGGTGACTGAAGATGGTAAGCCGATTTACGAACAAGTGACGTATCCGATTGTCAGTCCGGTTTACGGCGTAGTTAGCGCGATGCGGAAACAGGAATTGGAACTTCTCCGCGAGTTCGGCATGACTCCATCATCGCGGACCCGCGTGCAGGCAATCGAGAGGGACGCCTTGAACGATTTCAGTTTTCTGGACGATCCGCCCGCCGCGGTTCAATAATGTGCCATTTTCCGAACCACACGCCCGCCGCGCCTGCAACTTCTTCGAGCATGAGCGCGGGCTCAAGCATTCCGGTGAATACTATGGCGAACGATTCATCCTCGCACCGTGGGAACGTGATGCGGTCGAACAAATATTTGGACTTGTTAATGACGATGGCGAGCGCCTGATCCGTATGGCATATCTCGAAATCCCGAAGAAAGCCGGTAAGACGGAATTCGCCGCTGGTCTAGTGCTGTTGTTCCTAGTTCTTGACCCCAGCCCCGGTTGCGAGGTCTACGGCGCCGCCGCCGGGCAGAGACAGGCGCTCAAGGTCTACCAAGCCGCTACCGCGATGGTGGAACAATCGCCATATCTCAGTCGGCATCTGCGCGTTCTCCGCAGCACTCATCGTATTTTGAAGCGCAATGATCCCAACAGCTTCTACGCCGCGATCGCTGCGGACGGCGACATGACGGATGGCGTCAACCCCAAGTTTGTCGTGGCAGACGAAGTACACCGCTGGAAGACGCGCAAGCAACTTGAAAATTGGGACGTGTTGCGGTTGGGCGGGATTGCTCGCAAGAGCAAGGCGCTGACGGCTGCGATCACGACGGCCGGCGTGAAAAATGAATCGCCGCTGGCTTGGCGCCTACATGAGAAGACACAACGAATCAACGAAGGTATCATCGAAGACCCCACATTTTACGGCCGGATCTATGCGGCCGATCCGAAAGATGATTGGACCAGCGAGGCCATATGGCTCAAAGCCAATCCTTCGCTGCGGCGTCGGTTGCCGGATGGGCAAGAAGTCGGTTTTCTCGATATCGCCAAAATTCGTGAAGAGTACGAGGCAAGTCTCAGCGATCCAGCGAGCCAAGCGAGCTTCAAGCGTTACTATCTGAACCTTTGGGACGAGAAAGCCAACCGCGCGATCCCAATGGACAAGTGGCACGCCTGCCCGCAACCTTGGGCGGCGCACGACTGGCCGGCCATGCGCGAGGATCACGACTTTCTGAAACAGTTCATCGATCGTCCCTGCTGGGCCGGAGTGGACCTCTCACTCACCACGGATATGTCTGCGATCGCGCTGGTGTTCCCCGCTGACGATGGCGGCTACGATGTGCTGCCCTTCTTTTGGATGCCCGAGGAAAATGTTCGCAAGCGCGAATTGCGCGACGGGATGCCCTACGGCCGCTGGGCGGAGGAAGGCTACATCGAGTTGTCCCCCGGATCGGTGATCGCCTACACGCCGATCAAGGAGCGGCTGCGCTGGGCTGGTGAAATGTTTGACCTGCGGGAGATCTGCTGGGACCCCTACAACTCGCGGGAGATTTCCACCCAATTGATCGATGACGGCTATGTGTGTGTCGAGATCCGGCAACGGTACACCGAATTGAGCGAACCGACGAAGAAGTTACTCCAACTTGTTGTCTCGGGCAAGTTGCGCCATGGCGGGCA